TTTCAACTGAGGTGACTAAGGTGTTCACCAAGGTGTATTAGCAATAGTGTGGTATTTATAATACTACTACTCTATAATTATAAACTTACTTTAATTTACTTTAAATAAACTACACTAAAGTTCATTAAACTAACTTTATAGTGTCTTTGTCAATTTATTGTCTATGTCCTTACTGAAAGGGTAAACATGGAAACTAAGAAATGTACGTCTTGTAATGAAGATTTAAGTTTATTGTCTTTTGGTAAACATAAGAAAACCAAGGATGGTTTACAGTCTATTTGTAAACAATGTAACAATAAACTTGTAAAAACATGGCGTGATAGTCATTTAGAAGAAGCGCGTCAAAGTACTAAGAAGTGGCGTAGTGAGCATAAAGAATACGATGTTGCCAAGACAGCAAAAAGAAAAGCTCTTAAACTGTCTTCAACACCAAAGTGGGCCAGCAAAGAAAAAATTAAAACAGAATACGCTTTAGCCCAGTGGTGTACTGATGTCATGAACGAAGTGTACCATGTTGATCATATTGTTCCTTTAAAAGGTAAAACAGTCTGTGGTCTTCATGTAGAAGCTAATTTACGTGTAATCCCTGCTTCTGAGAACATTAGTAAAAGCAATCGCAGTTGGCCTGATATGTGGGAGACTACGGTATGACAGAAGAAGTAGTCACTAAACGTAAGGCAGGAAGACCCAAGAAAGGTGAGATAGTCGCCAAGAAAAAGGGTAACAGAGAGCTACGAGGTCGTCCTAAAGGTGATAAAGCTATCATGGACGATTACAAAGCCCGTATGTTAGCTTCACCAAAGTCAGCTAGGGTTTTAGAGAAAGTATTTGAAGTTGCTTTAAACGATGAACACTCTGGTCAAATGGCGGCTATGAAACTTGTTCTAGATCGTATTGTTCCAGCTTCTACATTTGACAATGCTAAAGGTAATAACGGTAACGCTCCGCAGATTAGCATTAATATTACTGGCCTTGGCGCTACTGTTGTGCAGGCCGAGGAAGTAGTGTATGACATCACGGACGTAGAGGCTAAGAATGACTAGTCTCAACTTTGAACTCCTTAAATGGCAGCAGTCCGTATTTGCTGATAAACATCGCTTCAAGGTCGTAGCTGCTGGTCGTCGTTGTGGTAAGTCTAGGCTATCCGCTGTTACCTTGCTCATTGAGGCTCTAAACTGTCCTGAAGGGTCAGCTGTGATGTACATAGCTCCTACCCTAGGACAAGCTAGAACCATTATGTGGGACTTGTTACTTGACTTAGGTAGACCAGTCATCAAGACCTCCCATGTCAACAACTTGGAGATTACCCTCGTTAATGGAAGAAAGATTCTTGTTCGTGGCGCTGATAATCCTGACTCTCTTAGGGGTGTCTCCCTCACCTATGTAGTCCTTGACGAGTGTGCCTTTATTAAAGAAGACACATGGCAGAAGATCATACGAGCTTCTCTGTCTGACAAAAAAGGTAGAGCTTTGTTCATCAGTACCCCTAGTGGTCGTAACTGGTTCTATGACATCTTCAACTTAGGACAAGAGGAACAGGACGAAGAGTGGCGAAGTTGGCACTTTACAACTAAGGACAACGAGACTATTGATCCTAAGGAAATTGAAGCTGCTGAGAGAACTCTAAGCTCCTTTGCCTTCAAGCAAGAATACTTGTCTTCCTTCGATACAGCTGGTAGTGATTTATTTAAAGAAGAATGGTTAAAGTACAGAGATGAACCTACTTATGGTGATTACGTTATCGCTATTGATTTGGCAGGTTTTGAAGATGTAGCTAAGAATGCAGGAGCCTCTAAGAAGCGTCTAGACGAGTCAGCTATCACTATCTGTAAGATCTTAGACAATGGTGATTGGTGGGTCAAGGACATCATCCACGGACGTTGGGACATCAGGGAGACTGCCTCCAAAATTCTCCTAGCCATCCGTGAGCATAGGCCTATCGCTGTAGGTATTGAACGTGGTGCTCTGAAGAATGCTGTGATGCACTACTTAGAAGACTTGATGAGGAAGAACAATGTGTACTCCCACATCACAGACCTGACACACGGGAACAAGAAGAAGACTGATCGTGTTGTCTGGGCATTACAAGGCCGTTTTGAGCATGGTCGTATTACCTTGAATAGCGATAAGAACTGGAAAGAGTTCGAGGATCAGTACCTTCTTTTTCCATCTGCGGGCGTACATGACGATCTGATAGATAGTTTAGCCTATGTTGACCAATTAAGTATGAGCAACTATAATCAAGATTACGACGAATCAGAACATGAGGTTTTAGATGTCATCAGCGGATATTAAAAGTTGTCCTAAATGTCAGATGAGAAAACCTCTGTTTTCTTTTTATAAAGACGCTTCTAAAAAAGACGGGTTAACTTCGTATTGTAAAGGCTGCTCGAAAGAAAAAAGAAAAGAGCAGTATAACGACAATCCGCAAGAAGAAAAACAAAAATTAAAAACGTACTATCAGAATAATAAAGATAAAGCTAAAAACTATTATCTTGTTAAAAACTACGGGATTGATGCAGAAACCTATGAACAAATGTTTAAAGATCAAGAAGGTAAATGTGCTATCTGTGACACGCCCCATGAAGAACTTAATCGTGGATTGTTTGTAGATCATTGCCACTCTTCTGGAAAAGTCCGAGGTCTTTTATGTCAATTTTGTAATACGTTGCTTGGTATGGCTCAAGATAATAAGTCAATTTTACAAAAAGCATCAAAATACTTGACAAACTAACACTTTTCTGCTACAGTGCCACATATTATGGATCATTGCCCTCTACCACTACAAAACAACAAGCTTAACATAGCTAATCATATTATAGCTATTAAAGAGCATGGTTTAGGCCCTGCTGATCCTAGACAGTCTAATATGGCTTTCTGGAAAGATAAAGGTAAGAAGTGGGGTATCACAGAAGGTGATGCTAGAGGTCGTTTGTGTTCCAACTGTGAGCACTACATCAATACCACTCAGATCCAAGACTGTATTGATGAAGGCCAAGCCGCTACTTTTAAGACTTCAATGGTTGACCCATCGTTGGTTGATCTGGAAAGCAAACCAGTAGCCTACTGTATGCTCTATGATATTACTTGTAGCCCTGTGCGTACTTGTGATTCTCAAGAGTTAGGTGGCCCTATTGATGATGTTAAATACGAGGCAATTAAGTTAGCTCAAGCACTTAAAGACTCTCACTTTGATTTTGACGAGTTTGAAGATCCCTTCAAAGACTCCACCGTAGACTAAGGACAATATGGCTACTGAAGAAAATATGAATAACAACGGCAGTGACGAACCCCAGTTTGAAGAGGCTACAGCTACTGACAAAGAGTTAGTCACATGGGTGATGGATCACATTGAGCGTTGGAGAGACTTCCGTGATAACAACTACATGGATAGTTGGGAAGAGTATGAGCGTATCTTCCGTGGTCAATGGGCTGAAACCGATGCAACTCGTGACTCAGAGCGTTCACGTATTATTTCCCCTGCTACTCAGCAAGCTGTAGAAACTTCTCACGCTGAGATCATGGAAGCTATCTTTGGTCAAGGTGAGTACTTTGACATCGAGGATGACGTTAAAGATGTTAACGGTAACCCCATCGACGTTGAGATGTTGAAGACCATGATGATGGAAGACTTCAACAAAGACAAGATCCGTAAGAGCATCGACCAGATTGGCTTGATGGCTAAGATTTACGGTACAGGTATTGGTGAGTTGGTTGTTAAGACAGCTAAAGAGTACATTCCTACTACTCAGCCTATCCCCGGAGTGACAGGTCAAGCAGCTATCGGTGTAGTCGAAAAAGACCGCATCTCAGTTACTTTGAACCCTATCAACCCTAAGAACTTCTTGTTTGATCCTAACGGTACATCGGTGGATGACTGTATGGGTGTAGCTATTGAGAAGCCAGTGAGCTTGCACAAGATCGTAGCAGGTATGGAAGCTGGTATCTATCGTAAAGTGGACATTTCCTCGTACATGGACGATGACTCTTTAGAGGCTACTCAGGAAGTACGTCAGTACCAAGACAACAAAGCTACGATGCTGACCTACTACGGTCTAGTGCCTCGTGAGTTGCTGGACTCGACAGGTGAGAACAAAGACATTGCTGATTTGTTCCCTGAAGACTCACAAGCTGATGAGTACGCTGACATGGTTGAGGCTATTATCGTCATCGGTAACGGTAACCTGCTTTTGAAAGCTGAAGAGAATCCTTACATGATGAAGGATCGTCCAGTGATGTCTTATCAAGATGATACTGTCCCTAACAGACTGCTGGGTCGTGGTGTCGTTGAGAAGGCCTACAATATGCAGAAGGCTATCGATGCTCAGTATCGTGCCTACTTAGACTCATTGGCTTTGACTACATCGCCCATGATCGCTATGGACGCTACTCGCTTG